AAATCTACTTTAAAGGAAGCAGATGAGTCTGTTAATTCAGTTCTTACACGCTTATTTTGTTTTACTTCATTTATGACATTTGCTATTATGGCAAATAGGAGTTATGTCCGCAACCAGAACGTTCGCTGGAAAGTTTTTACTATAATATCAGCTGTATCAATGTTAGGTACTTCCTCTACTGTTAGAGATTTGCTTCTCAATACAGTTAAGGATTTGTTAAATCTACCTAAAGATTGTGATCTGCCAGATAATATATCTGAAGCTGATACTGAAACTTTGATGGATGAATTAGAACCACAATCAATTGATGTTAGTGTTTTTCGCACTGTTGGTTACTTTCTCACAGCGTATCTTGGATTTGAAATATTTAAAGGAAAACCTATGTCCAAGAGTTCTATTGCTTCTACTTTATCAAAAGTACAAGCCACTACAGGTTTTCGTGGTAGTAATACTGATCTAATAAGTGAAGTATTAAATATGGCTATTAAAATAGTCAATGTTTTTAAATCCTCTTTACTCGGAGGTCTACCAATCACTCTTATGAGTGGAACACACAAACCCTTTGATAGTTGGATGCAGAATGTACTGGCTATCTCTTCCTTAGAGTTTCAGGGTGAATTTAAAGCCAATCAAATAAATTTACGAAAACTCAATCAATTGTACATGATGGGACTTGAATTTTCTTGTTCTAAAGATCTTTCTCTTAAAGATCGCATGATACAAGACGCATTACAAACATGTATGCGTCAACTTACCCGAATTTTAAATAAATTTTCTCAAGTACACTTAGATGTCGATGGTCCGAGAATGATGCCCCTTGCTTTCTTCTTTTTAGGAGGAACTGCTGTTGGGAAATCTTATCTCCTTCAACCGTTTTTTATTCAATTGTTGACTCGTTTACGGAAAGAAAAATTATTGGATTTTTGTGACCTGGGTATGAAATCCCAAATATATACTAGAGCCATTGGTGGCGAGTATTGGGAAGGTTATAATGGTCAACCCGTTTGTGTTTTTAATGAAGCTCTTCAAATTAAAGAACAGTTCTTGGAACGTTCTGAAGCAGCTGAAATTATGAATTGCAATGATACGTGGGCCTTTAATTTAAATATGGCCGCATTGGAATCAAAAGGATTAACATTCTTTAATAGTCCAATAACAGCATGCACTTCAAATTTTCAAAAACATTATGACGCGTCACATTCACCACAAGATATCATTGAAAGTATTCGATGTTCTGCTGCTTTTTGGCGCAGGTTTACTTATATTGTAGAAGTAAATATTAAAGACGAGTACGCAATGACTGATCAATCTACTGGGAAGAAGACCATAGATAAAAGTAAATTAGTTGGTGGACCTATTTTCAATACAGATATATATGAATTTCATATATATAACTCCGATATGGTTAATAGAGGAGAAGAGAAAATGATAGTTTCTTACCAGCAACTTTTGGATATGTCAGTAGAACAATTCCGGAGGAGATTTAATGACTATACTCAACATAATGAGTATATGGCTACCCTCTGGGATGATCCAGATAGTGATGAATTTGATTTTAATCGGGAATCATCAAAAATGATGGATGTGAGTTCCGAATTTCGTGAGAATGTTGAACATTCTTATGATTTGTTGGTAGCACAAGGTCTCATTGAAGTTAGTCGAGTAGATCGAAGTAATATTACAACATATATCAATTGTGATGATGAAGATAAATCATTATTTCAAAAATATTATGCCATTCTTGCTCAAAAGAAGAATGATCTATTGATATATGCTAGCTGGCTTAGTGCCGGCGTATTGCAACAAATTGAAGATAAGACTAGTTTCATTTCTAAATTTCATGATAATTATTTGCCAATTAAATTGAAGTGGCAATCTATGAAATGTAGAGTAGAGGCATCTATTAGAAAGTATCCAAAGCTCACCTTTCTTTTAAACATTTTTAATTCTGATCTTTTTCAGTTTTCAATGAGCTTGTTAGCACTAGGATTAGGTGCTTATGCGACCAAACATTTGTGGTCGCTTCTTAAGGGATTTTTCTCTTCTGCAAAAGATAGAGCAAAGAGATTAATTTCATCTGTGACAAAAGATAATCCATACCAGCAACAAGAGATATATATTGCTGATGAGTCACAGAAAAATGTACCAATTTTTAAGAATTTCCTTACACAAAGTTGGTTTGAAAAAGGAGCTACTTATGCATCTCCAATGGAATTACAATCTGGAGATAAGAATAGTGATGATATGTTGCGAAAAGCAATTACGAATAACTCATTTTGTATAATGTCACCCTATTCTGGTATTAAAGTAGGAACTCTTCTTTTTCTTGAAGGAGATATCGCAATCTTAAATCGCCATTATATTACTTGGTTTGATCAAGAACTTTCTGGACAGTTAGCTCTTCCACTGGATACTCAAGTGGAATTTGAAGCTCCTTTTAGAAAGGAAGGTACGAATAAATTCTCTATCTCTTTATCTTATCTTCGTGATGAAAATAATTATTTTGTTTTTTCGGAGGATATGGATTTGGTGGCAATTAAAATGCCTATACAATGGCTTATGCCATCTATAGAAAAATTTTTTATTGATGAGAGTAAATTCGATAACCAAAATCAATTCCAAGCTGTACTCGCTGTTCTTAATGGTGCAAAAGGTATAGATAAGTATTACACCAAAGCTAAAATATATGGAAATTTAAAATCTTCATACAATAAATACACTGGCAAGTATTTACATTCGAAGGCCATAGCTTATGTTGCAAATACCGTTCAAGGAACTTGCGGATCCTTACTAGCGTCTAGCAACAAACATATATCTGGAGGCAGAATATGTGGTGTCCATATGGGAATGGATGAAAGTTACGCTTATGCGGTTCCCATATATAAAGAGACTGTTCAGTTCATTCTCGCCCATTATAATAAATTAAAGGGTATCAAAACTGAGGAAGTTGATGATATAGATTTATCTAAGATTTCTTCTAACGTCCTCACAGTTCAATATAATGAGTTTCCTTTGACAGGAAACTTTGAGGTCGTTAAACAAGATTTAAGTGAACAAGTAACACTTGCTTGTAAATCTAAGATAAAAAGATCCGTACTTCATGGTCTATGGGGCCCCTCTGTTATGTCAGTCCCAAATCCACTGGCCAATAAAACTCTTCCAGACGGTTCTCAGATAAACATAATGAGATACCAATTGAATCAGTATGGTGAGACTCTCCCTCCAGGAGATATGCCATCCATTGAAGAGGCTGTACGTATGGTTGGACACCATATCAACAACAATAGTGATAAACCTAAAAAATGGCAAGTGCTATCTCTACCTATTAGAGAAGCTGTTTTAGGTTTCGCTGATAATCCATATGCTAAACCAATTCCTCGAAACACCTCAGCTGGATATCCCTGGTATAAAATGTCTAATTCTAAAGGCAAAACTGAGTGGTTTGGAG